TCGGCCCGGATCTGGTGGTAGTGCCAGGTCTTGAGCGCCGCGCCGTAGGCGTGCGCCGCTTCCAGGACCTCGGCGCTGGAGCGATGCAGGCCAGAGTGGAGCTCCGCCAGCGCGCGGAACGTCTCGTCCTCCAGGCGCTGCCAGACCAGCACGCGGCCCTCGCCCACGGCGGCGCCGACACACGCGGCAACCGAACTCAGGACCGCGATGCCGGAGAATGGGGCCGCGGCTGCATACAGCACGGACATATAGAGGTCGGCAAGGGCCTTCCTGCTGGCCCAGACCTCGTCCCAGTGATCCTGGGACTCCTTGCAAAGGGGCGGGCTCAGCATGTCGAAAGCGTGCTCCGGCTCGTAGGGCTCGCCGTTCTCGTCCGTCAGCTCGCCGTCGGTGTCGATGTCCCAGCCCACCACGGGGCTGTCGAGGCCGCTGCGGCGGGCGCTGACCGCAGCCACAATCTGTTGCAGGCGCGTCGCCACACTGGCGCGCGTCTCGTTGTTCTGGGGGGTGTGCATGGTAGCGTGGCGGCGATGCTACAGACCGCGCACCATGCGCGGCCGTGCGGCTGCCGTGCCACCAACATCGACGCCCGGGGCAACCGGGTCAACTGGAAAGTCTGGAAATTCCCGGGCCCGGCTACAACTTCGGCTTGCGCCTAGGCTTAGGCGTTCTCCGTGGCTCGTTGCTGTAGGTCCCGCCACGGCGAAAGAACCCGATCACCGTGGACTGGGACACCCCCAGCAGCTCCGCGATCCTCACGCGCGTGAACCCGGCGGCCAAGAGCCGCCTGGCCTCGTCCGCCTGGGACTGCGTCATGGACGACAGCTCCGGGGCCGGGTCCCACTCCCAGCCGCGGCGCCTCGAGCGCCAGTAGTGCTTGACGCACAGGGGCAGCGTGTTCGGGTGGACGCGATAGAACGGACCGCCGCACAGGGCGCAACGGTCGTCTCCGTGGCGGTTCGCCGGCAGCTTGCTCGGCGGAACCGGGGGCTTCTTGGTAGGGGGCATGGCAGGAAGCTACGCACCGTGTGTGGGTGCGCAATGGGGCTTTTGGGATCCGTTGCCTCTCAAGTTCTGAGACGGGCCCTTGCCGATCCTCGAATGTATGTCTGCGGTGTTTTCCGCAGACCCTCGCCCTGTCACGGCTTACGCCGTTTTGCCCTTTAGCAGGCCTGCCTTGATCGCAGCCCGACTTTCCGACTCCGACAATCTGCCGGTTTCCGCGGCCCATGCCCACAGCACTGACTCCACGACCGTCCCGCGGCTCGCTCGAGGAGTCACATCGACCACGTGGTCGATCAGCTCCCACGTCAGCGGGTCCAGCGTCAGCGAAATCGTACGGCGACGGGTCACCCCTTTGATGGGGCGCCCACGGTGGTTCAGCTTTTTCGGTTGCATCAGGCTGCTCAGTTGGTATAATGGGGGAGCGAACCCCGCCGGTCAAGCCCGGAGGGGAGAAGCGTGATGGAAGCCCCCCGTCTCGCCACCGCGGCCCTGAGCCGCCTCATCGACGCGCTCATCACTGAGCGGGTCGAAGGACTTGGCCTCGGCCAACGGCTCTCGATCGAGGGCCTCCTGGTCTCGTATCTCGATGCGCTGCATGGGGATGGACGCCGGCCCCGCTACGTCCAGGACGTGGGGGCGAGCATCCGGCACGTGGTCGGCTTCCTCGCCGTCCGCCGCCTCGACGAACTCGACGCCGGGGCTCTGCTCCGCTACCGCGCAGCCGTGATCTCTAGCGGCCGGTCGGCCCGCACGGCCGAGAAGAAGACCGGCGCCGTCCTGTCCTGGCTCACGTGGCTCGCCGAAACCGGGGTCGCCCCCTGCTCCCTGCCCAAGGTCCGCCGCCTCCGCGTCCGCGAGGACCAGCTCCGCCACGAGCGGCGCGCCCTCTCCGCCGCCGAGCTCGACCGCTACCTGGCGGCACACCAGCGGCTCGACCAGCTCGACCAGGACAGATCGCCCCGGGCCGTGCCCCAGCTCCCGCTCTACCTGGCCCTCGCCGTCAGCGCCTGCCGCTGGGGCGAGCTGTCCCAGGCCACGTGGGGCGCCCTCGATGGCCAGGCCCTCGAGATCGCCGCCGCGGCCTCGAAGAGCCGCAGGGCGCGCCACGTGCCCCTGTCACCCCAAGCCGCCCGGCGCCTGGTCGCCTTGCGGCAACTGCACCAGGCCGTCTTCGGCTTCGGCCGCCCTTCGGACCCGATCTTCCTCGGGCCCCGCGGCATCGGCCGGATCAAGCACCGGCCGGCCCTGCGCCGGCACGACGCAGCCCTCGCCCTGGCCGGTATCCCGCGCCGCGACGCCGCGGGCCGGGTCGTGGACCTCCACGCCCTGCGGGTCTCCTGCATCACCGGCTGGCTCGAGGCCGGCCTGGCCATCTCCGAGGCCCAGGCGCTCGCCGGCCACCGGGATATCCGCGTGACCGCCGGCTACTGCCGCCACCAGCCCGGCGCCGTCTTGAAGCGCGCCGATTCCATCGCACGGTCCTTCCCCGGCCTCGAGGCCGAGGCAACGGACTGCGCCTCCCTGCCCTTCCCCCCCCACGCCGAGCCGGCGTGACCTACCACAACTCCATGCAGCACATCGACTTGGGAAAGAGCCGCGACCAGGGCCCGAGCTGGTGGAGGCAGCGGGTTTGCAATCCGTTGCCTTACCACTTGGCTATGCCGCCCGTCGCGGCTCTCCCTGAGGACCTAACCCCAGTGGAGCCGATGACTTCGGAACTTTACCCCCCTGGCGGCCTGTGCGCCAAGTGCGGCGGGTTCTTTCTGAGCCACATACCCCAGCCCTACAGCCTCTGGGGCGGCCGGGACGCCCTGCTCTGCCTGCGCTGCGCCGCCTCCGGCCTGGTCTCCGGCTCGGTCCCCGTGACCGAGGAGAACCGCCACACGGCCGAGGAGGCCGCCTGGCGCCTGCTCGGGCCCCAGAAGGCCCAGGAGACCGAGGACGACTTCGGGCTCCTCGACTGGCTGCTCCACTCGATCGAGCGCAACGAGGGCAACGCGGGGCTCGATCGCTGGGCAGCCGCGGCCGCCGAGCACGTGCGCCGCCGCGGGGAGGGGGCCCGATGAGCGCAGGCCTCTGGCCCCACCAGATCCGCGCCGCACAGTGGCTCGCTGGTCGGCAGTACGGGGTCCTCGACTGCCCCATGGGCGGCGGCAAGACCCGCGCCGCCATCGAGGCCGCGCGCATGATCGACGTGCGCCGTGTCCTCGTCGCCACGCGGACGGCCAACATGGGTGACTGGCCGCTTGAGGTGGCGAAAGGCTGGCTCGAAGCCGACGCGCACGTGCTCGGCGGCTCGACCACGGCGACGAAGCACGCCCGCGCGCTCGAGCTGTGGCGCGACGCCGGCCGCCCGACCTGGCTCGTAACCAACCACGAGGCCGTCTGGCGGATGCCCCTCGACATAGTCAAGCGCGCCGACCTGGTCATCATCGACGAGTGCCACAAGATCAAGGGGCCCCAGGGCAAGTTCTCCAAGTGGGGCTCGGTCGCCCTCAAGAACTCCCGGCGCTGGGGCCTGACCGGAACACTGCTCCCGCACAGCCCGCTCGACGCCTACGGCATCGCCCGGGCGCTCGGCCAGGTGGGCGGCAGCTTCATCGGCTTCCAGGCTCGGCACGCCGTCATGGGCGGCTTCGAGATGCGCAAGTTCCTGGCGCTCAAGCAGCCCCAGGAGTTCGCTGCATGGCTTGGCACCTGGGTGCACAAGGTCACGCACGAAGACCTCCGCGGGGGCTACGAGCTCCCGCCGGCTGTGCACGTCACGCGCCGCTTCGAGCTGTCCGCCGAAGGCCGCCGCGCCTACTACGCCGTCGCCCAGTCCATGGTCGAGGAAGTCCTCGACGGCCGCCTGTCCATGGCCAACGGGGCTATCAAGCTCCTTCGGCTCCAGCAGGCATCCGGCGGGTGGCTGCCGATCGACGGCCTTTCGCGCCAGGTCTGCACCGCCAAGCTCGACGCCCTCGAAGAGGTCCTGACCGAGGACCTGCCGCAGGAGCCGGCCGTGGTCTTCTTCCGCTTCACGGACGAGATCATGGCCGCCCGCTCGATGCTCGCCCGCCTCGGCCGCACGTCCTACGAGTGTTCGGGGCGCATCGACGAGCACCGGACCTGGAAGGAAGACCAGACGGGCAACGCCGTCCTGCTGGCGCAGATCCAGAAGGCCAGCGAGGGGATCTCGCTCGTCCGCGCCCGAGCCGCGATCTACTTCTCCCTGGGGTTCGAGCTGGCGCAGTACGAGCAATCACAGAAGCGCATCCACCGGCCCGGGCAAGACCGGCAGGTGGTCTACATCCACCTGGTCAGCGAGGGGACCGTTGACCAGGTGGTGTACGACGCTCTTGCACGCCGCAAGGGTGTCGTCGAGGAAGTCCTGTCCCACCTGGCCGAAGGCCAGAAAGCAAAGACCGCATGAGCACCACCGACAGCCAGACCGGCACCACGATCCTGGCCCACAGGTACGCCGAGACCCTGGCGCGAAAGCGCCGCCTCGAAGCCGAGGCCAAGGAGGCCGCCAAGGAACTCGAGACCCTCGACGAGAGCCTCGTAAACCAGATGCTCTCCGACGGGGTCGAGGACCTCAGCGTCTCCACCGAGGACGGGCGCCTGCGCCTGTTCATCCGCACCGACACGTTCGTCTCGGTTTCGGATCAGGAGCGCCTGTGCGACGCCCTGATTGCCTTCGGCGAGGAGGGGATGGTCAAGACCCAAGTCAACAACCAGACCCTCCGGGCCTGGGTCAGGGAAACCGAGGAGCGCGAAGGCTCGCTCCCCGGTAGCATCGCCGCTCTGCTCCAAGTCTCCAGGGTGCAACGGATCGGCACCCGCAGCCTGTGAAGGCTCGACAGATCCAAGTCCCAGAAACCAAGGATACGAGGAACCACACCATGACCAACCAAGCTCTCGTCACCGTCAACCCCGAAGAGTTCGTCCTGGCGAATGCGGAGACCACGCAGAACATGCTGGACGCCGTCCGAGCCATGCCGGGCGGTTTCAATGGCCTGATGCAGTACCGCATCAAGATCCCCGCCGGCGGCGGCAAGGTGTTTAGCATCGAGTCGCTCGACGGCGAGCAGCACCTCGCCAAGATCCCCGCCATCATCCTGACCGCCTGGGCCAACCAGCGGGCCTGGAACCGTCACAGCCTTGACGAGTCCGGCGGTGGCGCACCCGACTGCGCCTCCACCAACGGCGTGCAGGGCTTCGGCAACCGCTCCGAGTCCGACACCGACGAGGAGCCGAGCTGGGCCGACTGCGCCACGTGCAAGTGGGGGCAGTTCGGCAGCGGCAAGGGCAGCAGCAAGGCATGCCGAGACTCCTCGGTGCTCTGGATCATGCGCCCCGAGTGCGGGCTGCCGCAGGCGCTCAACGTGCCGGCTACGAGTTTGAAGGTCCTCAAGGACTACCAGCTCAAGCTGCTGATGGCGCGCACCGAGCCGTTCCGCGTCTTGACCCAGATCGGCCTTGAGCAGGCCGAAAGCGCCAGCGGGATCAAGTATTCGCGCCTGACGCTCCAGCGCATCGGCGTCGTCCCGCCCGAGATGCACGCGCAGGCCTTCGAGGTGGCCACAGCCTTGAAGGCGGCCCTGGCTGAGCGCCGGCCGTTCGTCGCGGGGATGCGCCGCGACACGTCGTTCGACATGAACGACTGACCTCGGGGCACGCCCCCGGTGTGCCGCAAGGCCGCCGGGGGCGCTGCCATTTCTGCGCCTGTTGTCCGACCGTCCCCGCTTTCTCGCCCCATGGTCACACCGAGCCCCGTCGTCGATCGGCCCGCCGTCTCCGAGTTCTTTACCGCTCTCTGGCCCGACGATGTGCCCCAAGGACTCGGGCTCATCCTGTGGGGCGGCAAGAAGGTCAAGCCCATCCGCTGCACGTCCCTCGAGGCCGCGGCCCTGGCCGCCGAAACCCTGGCCAAGCGCGGGGCCGAGACCTACTTCGGCGTCGCCCTCCAAGACCTGATGGCCATGGACGATGAGGCCGAGCGGCGAAAGCGCGAGGGGCAGGGCCACGGCCCCGAGTGGACCCGGGGCTACATCTCGACCTCCGCCGGCATCCCGGGCCTGTGGCTCGACATCGACATCGACGACGAAGGCCGGGGCAAGGAGGGGCTCCCCCGGACCCTCGAGGACGTGGACCAGATCCTCGCCGCCCTGCCGGCCCCCACGGCACAGGTCCAGACCGGCGGCGGGGTCCACGCCTACTGGCTCTTCCGCGAGCCCTGGATGTTCGACGGGGAGGGGGATCGCCAGAAGGCCGCCCATCTCCTCCGCCGCTGGCACGCCTGGGGCTCCTCCGCCGGCTGGACCGTAGACCAGGCCAACGACCTCGCTCGGGTTCTTCGGCCGGTCGGGTCGTGGTCGGCCAAGCGCCGCCGCACCGTCGGCCTGCGCCACGGCCAGGAAGTAGCATATCGGCGACGCTACAACCCGTCCGAGCTGCTCGAGGCGGCCGAGCAGTTCGGCCCCCGCTTCCGGCCTCGCCAGATCGCGCTGGGCGCGTCCGGGGCGCAAAACGGCTCCCAGGTCAACGGGGGGCTCGCGGGCTCAGCCGCGGGCTCAGCCGCGGCGCAGGCAGGGGCCTTGCGGCCGGCGCTCGTCGATCAGGAGCGCTTGGCGGCCCTGCTCGAGGTCGAGGGCTTCGCCCTGCTGTGGGCCAAGAAGGCCCCCGGGGTCAAGTCGGCCTCCGAGTACGACTGGGCCCTCGCAATGCTCGGGGTCAAGGCAGGCCTCGACGACGCCGAGATCCTCGGCCTCTGGTACCAGTGGGCGCAGGAGCACGGCCGCGACCTGGCCAAGTACCGCCGGCCGGACTATGTGGGCAACACGTTGGCCAAGGCCCGCGCCGCGGTCGCCGAGCAGGCGGCTCGCGAGCAGGCCGAGGAGCAGCGGGCCGAGGAGCTTCAGGCGGCGGTCGGCGTGCTCGTCCAGGCCGCCGCGGCGAGCAAGCAGCAGCCGGCCGCAAACGGCCGCGGCGAGGCCACAGAGCCCGTTCCGGCCCCGCCGGCGGATGCCGTCCTCGACGCACGCCAGCGCCTCCTAGGCGAGCTCGGGGCCCGGCTCGAGATCCCCCTAGAGCGCATCGTCCGGCACAGCGCCAAGGAGAAGTCCACGTTCAGCGCCTGGATCGGCGGCGTGTCCTGCCCCCTGGGCTCCATCGCCGCCCTGATGGACCAGCACGTCCTGCGCTCGGCCATCGCCGCCTCGACCCTCCGGGTCATCCCCAGGGTCAGCCGCGAGGACTGGCCGGACCTCTGCAAGCAGCTCGTGGCGGTGGTCGAGGACGACTCGGCCACCGAGGTGAGCGACCCCGAAGGGCAGATCGTCGCCCACGTCCAGTCCTACCTGTCGGGCTGCCACGGCCTCGACCAGCCCTTCGAGATCGAGGAGCGTGCCGCCCTCATGGAACAGGGGCACGCCTTCGCGCGGAACGGCGCGGTCTGGTGGAGCCTCCAGGAGCTCTGCAAGTACCTGAGGCTCCAGGGGCTGCCCTACGAGCTCGGGAGCGTGGCGGCGCTGCTACGGCGCGCTGGAGCCACGACCAAGAAGCACAGGGTACCCCGAAAGGACATGACCCGCTGGTTCTGGACCCTGCCCACCAACCAAGACCGTTCCGGGGGCCCCCTCTGAGGGGGGTTTCAAAAATGTACTCACACAACACAGAGGGCAATGGGGGTCAAAGTACACGGAACGGTGGAACGAATGACGGAACTACCAGTACTGACAAGGACTTAGAACGTTCCAGCACCGTTCCACAGGCACAGTTTCAAACGGAACTCACGGAACACACCCCCAGGATAGAGCCCGGTTTGAGTTGGGAGTGTCTAGGTTTGGGGTTGGAAACTGAAACCGACCTCAAGGAGGGGGCGACGATCACGCGTGAACTGGGCGGAACAGATCGCTTGATCGTCGCCCCGGCGGAACACCCCCAAGCCGCAGCATCGCCGACACGCTCCGAGCACGGCGAGTACCGCCTCCACGGCCCCCCGGGCACGGGCAAGACCCACGCCCTGACCACCCGGTGGGTGCCGCGTGCCTTGGCCCGCTGCCGCCCCTGGGGGCGCCCTGTGCTGATCGCCAGCCTGACCCATACCGCCTCCCGCGAGATCGCCGGCCGCCTCGGGGACGACCCCCTGGTCCACGCTCGGACCCTGCACAGCCACGCCTTCAAGCAGCTCCATCGCCCCCGCGTGGTCGATCGGGCTGTGCTTGAGCGCTGGAACGCCAGGCACACGAACTGGCGCATGACTCAGACCAGCGCCGACCCGGACGAGGGCGAGGCGCCGGCCGTGGACGCCGGTGTGGACCGCCAGGCCCCCGGCGACGAGCTGCTCGCCGAGCTCGACCTGTGCCGCCACCGGATGGAGGAGCCCCCGCCCAAGCTCCAGGCCTTCGCCCAGGCCTGGCGCGACCACCTCGAGCTCGAGGGGGCCGTGGACTTCACCGGGATGATCGAGCAGGCCCTGGCCGGCGCCCGAGAGCGCCTCGAGCACGGCGCCCCCGGCCACGGCATGGACCCCGGGGTCATCATCGTGGACGAGGCCCAGGACTGCTCCCTGCTCGAGCAGTCCCTGGTCCGCGCCTGGGGGCAGCGGGCCGCGTTCTTCGTCTTGGCCGGGGACGCGGACCAGGCGATCTACGAGTGGCGCGGGGCCTCGCCGCAGGCCTTCATCGGCCGGGACCTGCCGGCAAGCTCGCACTTTGCCTTAACCCAGTCCTACCGCCTTCCTGAGCGCGTGCACTCCCTGGCCGTCTCTTGGATCCGCAGGCTTCCCGATCGCCACGTCGTCGATTACCAGCCGAGGGCCGAGGAAGGGCACGTGGAGCGGGTTCCGCACCCGATCACCTGGGACCAGGGGATCCTCTCCCTGGCGCACCGGGAGCTGGCCAAGACCCAGGGCTCCGTGATGCTCCTAGCCCCCTGCGCGTACCAGCTTGCGACCGCGATCAAGACCCTGCGGCAGGCCGGGATCCCGTTCCACAACCCCTACCGCCCCCACGCCGCGGCCTGGAACCCGCTGGCGATCCTGCGGCGCGCCCGGGAGTTCCTAGAAGGCCTGCCCATGTGGGCCGAGGAGCGTGGCGAGCGCCCCCGCTGGTGGACCATCGGCGAGCTGGCGCGCTGGATCAGGACCCTGCGCTCGGAGGCCTTCCCCCGCGGGACCAAGGCTCGGATTGAGGCGCTCTACAAAGACACCCCGGCGGGCGACCGCGGGCGCCGCGTGACCTTTGAGGAGCTGCACGCCCTGTGGGGAGGCCAGCAGAGCTGGACCGGCTTCGAGGCCGCCATTACCGACGACCCTGTCCGGTGGCTTGCCAGCTCGACGATGGGGACCCAGGCGGCGAGCCTGCCCTACGCGATCAAGGTGCTCGAGCGCCTGGCCCCGGGCCGCTCGCTGACCGAGGCCGTGATCCAGGACCCTAAGCCCCGGCTGGTGCTCGGGACAATCCACTCGGTCAAGGGCGGCGAGGCGGACAGCGTGATCTTGGCCCCGGACCTGTCGCGCGCGCAGCAGCAGGTGGGGGAGCGGGACGCGATCACGCGGCTGTTCTACGTCGGCTTGACCCGGGCGCGCGAGCGCCTGGTGTTGCTCCAGCCGGGGATGGGCGGAGGGGTCGAATGGCCCGGGGCCTAAAAATCAAGGCTTGCTTTTGGGATTGCGCGCTTTATGCTCCCGGGGAGCGTAGCAAAGCGGCTATGCTACCGACCACGCGGCGGGGCCCACTTGGGCCCAGAACCTCCTGGTGGGGGGCACCCCGCCGCGTTCCCCACCCTGTGGACCCCACGACCAGACAAGACTCGGACCAGGAGCTGGCGCGCGCGCTGTGGGAGCGGCGCCCTGGAGAGCCTGGCCCCGGCCTGCGCCCGCGGGAGAAGGCGCCCTGGCGCCACGATCCGACCATGCTGCGGCTGGTCCGGGAGTACGTGTTCGCAGAGAAGACCGGGAAGCCTGTCGTGAGCCAGCTCGAGTTCTCGCGCCGCTTGCAGGCGCTGATGCCTGACCTTTCGCCGTCGCTGGCCAGCATTGTCGTCTGGGTGGGTCGGCAGCGGAAGGCGCTTCTGTTGGAGCTGTCGGACCTATGAGCCTGCTGCAACTTGCCTCCCTTCTGGTGATCGTCGCCATCCACGCCGTGCTGCTGGTGTGGTTCGGCGAGCTTTGCCGCCGCGTCGCGGCCTTGGAGCAGGAGGCGCGGATCCAGCGCGACCGTGCAACGCTGTGGCGTGCTCGCCAGGAGGCGCGGCTGTGAAGCGCACCAAGAAGCCCGTGCGCCCGCGCAAGATCAACAGCCGCCGCAAGGGCGCCGATGGCGAGCGCGAGCTGGCGAACCGCCTGAGCGAGCTAGGCCACAGCGCCCACCGTACAGCGCAGCGCCAGGGCAACGCGGAGGACGGGGCGGCGGACGTGCTGACCGATGTGCCTGGCCTGCACCTAGAGTGCAAGCGGGTCGCTCGGATCGGCGCCGTGCGCTTCTACGACCAGGCTACCCGTGACGCGGCGAAGACCGGCGCCACGCTGCCTGTGGTCGCCATGCGGGAGAACCGCGGGGACTGGCTGATCATGCTGAGCCTCGCGGACTTCGTCCGCCTGCTCGGGCAGTCTGGGCAAGCGGGAAGCCATGCTGGCGGCAACTCGCACCCCCCGAGGATTCCGCCTCGGGGGGTCTTACCGGCCGGGGTCGAGGTCGCCTGATGGCTCAGCAGCCCGAGAACAAGCACCTGCGGCCGATCTCGTCGGCCATGGTCGAGCTGGTCGAGCGGCCGTGCAGCGCCTACGCCTACTTCACGGCGAAGGCGGAGCAGTGGGGTGTGCCGAAGAGCACGAAGATCAAGGACCTGCTGGCGCTGATCACGATGGCGAAGGCTGCGATGGGCAAGCAGCGCCCGCTGCCGACGGTGCTTGACCGCGTGGACGGCCCGTTGGCAAAGACCGTGCACATCGGCGGCGCGGCGGACGCGCCTGCGCTGCGGTTCGAGTTCGCTGAGGCCCAGCCGCCGAGCGAGGAGAAGGCGGATGGACCGCACGATCCGCCTACTGCCTAAGCAGTACCGTTTCGTCCGCTCGGGCACGCGAGAGCTGCTCTACTCGGGCGCCTTCGGCGCCGGGAAGACTCGCGCGCTGTGCTACAAGCTGGCTATGCGGGCGAGCGTGCCCGGGGCCCGGGAGGCGGTGGTCAGGAAGCAGCTCAGCAGCCTCAAGGCCACCACGCTGAAGACGCTCCTCGAGCCCGAGGGCGGCCTGCCGCCGGTCCTGCCGAAGGGCAGCTTCGCCTGGAACAAGACCGACCGCACGATCAAGATCCACGGGGGGGGCGAGATCGTGTATCTCGGCTTCGACGACCCGGAGTCGATCGGCTCCTACAACCTCTCCGGGGCCGCTGTGGACGAGCTGGTCCAGCTCTCGGAGGAGGACTACACCTGGCTCCGGGGTCGTATCCGCCTCTCGATCCCTGGGCTGCCGAACCAGATCTACGGCGCGTGCAACCCGGGTCCGCCGACGCACTGGGCTGCGGCCCGGTTTGGCCTGGCCCAGGGCCACCAGGCGGCCGAAAACTGCGAGGCGATCAGCACCAACGCGCTCGAGAACTGGTACCTGCCCAAGGCCTACGTCCGCGACCTGGAGACGCTCCAGGGGGTGGC